GGTAGACACATCCCATCTTGACACGACCAACTCGCGCCCTCCGAATCTTTCAGCATACTCTTGTGCCGTACACGTGGCATGTGTAATGTATTCCTTTGCATTTTCGCTTTTCATGGCTCAATCGTTTTCATCGTTATCGTCATCGGGATAGCTCACATCCTCATAGTTCACGCAGAAGTCGAAGCCCGGATCATTGTCGAATACGCCTTTGGTTTGGCATTCTTCGTATTTTCGGCAGTTGTAGCAATGACATTCGTTTATTAGTCTGTTGGTCTTCATTTTTCTCTTTCCTTTTAGCTCCGCAACGCGGCGGAGGATAAAGTTCTCTCGGTATGCCATATACATCCGGTAATTCCATCATTCAACAAATTCCGAAAAATGAATCGGATGTATCATGCGTATTGGAGCTAACTTCTTGTCAGCCTCCCGCCGCAGTCGTTTCGGTAGGCGTGTTTTCATCGTTTAATCAACTTTGCATGTAAATCATTAATCCCATACTCCCGGTAGCATTTATCGCAGATGATTGGCCCATCCTCATAAACCGGGCATTCCAAATCTTCCCAAACGTCAGTATAATTAATGCCCCTCGCCTGAATATCATTTCCGCAAATGCACCTGAACTCACAGACGACTTTATACTTAATATCTTCCACATGAATGTATACATCCAACCGGACATCATTGGCATCCTTTTCCCGTTGTGTACGTTCGCGCTCGATCTTCTGCAAAAGCGCGATTTGTTCGGGATTGCCGATTTCAGGTTTTACCTCTATATCCCCGCGCATAAATTTGCCATTCACGAGGCGCAACGGCCGCTCAATGCTTGTTACCTGATCTTTCATAATTTTCGTACTTATTTATCGTTTCGAAAATATGCAATGCCACCTGCGGTACTATGGCGTTGCCGCATGCTTTGATGGATTCTCTGCACCACGCAGGAAAGGAGAGATCAGCCAGCTCGCCGGGAAACCCATCATTTCGATCACATACCGGGGATTCAGTCGGGAAGTCGTCCCAGCCTGGTATTCGTCGCTTTGCATTACCATTCTGGGCGATCCGCTCTTGCATTTGACTTGGCTGGCCGGGAGACTGGAATTCGTGGCATCGTTGGCCGTAGGCATCGGCAACAGTCCTATTCGAGCTGCCAGTGCTATTGTCGGTCGGTCGGCAGCTCCCGGAGACAGACTCCGGTTGATACGCCCCGATCCGGCATCTATTGCAGTCGGCGTCGGCAGCAACTCCAACGGCATGAACACCGTCTTGCCCTTCTCGCATTGTTTCAATCCCTGCGTCTGTACGGTGGGCAACAAACCAGCATCTGTCCCGTCGGTGAGGAGCGCCGACACCGCAAGCCGGTATAATGTACGGCCGCACTTCGTATCCTGCCGCTTCCAGGTCAGAACACACCTTGTCGAAGACCATTCCTTCCGACCAATTAACAATTCCGAAAACGTTCTCGCCCACGACCCAACGGGGTCGAACAGTCCGAATAACCCGCAGCATTTCCGGCCAGAGGTAGCGGTCGTCCTCCGTGCCCTTGCGCTTGCCCGCGAGGCTGAACGGCTGGCAGGGGAATCCGCCTGTGAGCACGTCGATACGATCTCGCCAAATGGTAAAGTCTGCTGTTCGTATGTCTCCATATTGTTCTGCATCGGGAAAATGGTATTTGAGGATTTTTCGACAAAACGGGTCGATCTCGCAGTTGAAGGCGTTCGTCCATCCCGCCCACTCGGCAGCCAGATCAAAACCGCCGATGCCGCTGAAAAGGGAGGCGTGGGTCATGGTCATTCGCATAGTCCGTAATAACTCATGCAGCTCGTTGCCGTGTCGTCGTCGAACAAACTGCCCGTAGCGTTCTGCCACTCGACATAGCGCACGACATCACGGATCGTCGGATATTTTTCGCCACTGGTGATCGCGTGGGCAGGAATCTTATCCGGTCCGAAAAACGAGGAGTGCAATTCCATTTCGAGGGTTGCAATCTCGTCGATCCGCTCCGGAGCCTGCCGGGCAATATTGAGGATGTCCCGCTGATTCGCCATCACGCACGGCCAGCAGCCGACACGCTTGTAGCCCATCCGGTAGAGCGGGTTCGGCTCCAACCCGGCGGCGAGAATGGAATCGATCACCTGCTGCGCCGACCAGTCGAACACGGGACGCAAAAGATCGTCGGCGAACTTTTCCCGGAACGCCCGGACATCCTTACTCCGGTAGGTGTGCTTTTTCAGCTTGCCGTTTTTGTCGTAACCGTAAGGCTCGAAATAGTACTTGAAATACGTGCATTGCGCCGACATCTTGGCCCGTGCCGGGGATTCCGCGCCTCTGATGCCTTGAATCATCAGCATATTGTCCTGAACTTCGTCCAGCACGTAATCGATCGTTGGCTTGGTTTTGAGTTCTTCCGTGCAGAATCGAGCCCGCGTCGAGGGCCAGCGCTTTTTCTGCCGCGCAAGATCGACCATCCCGTCGTACTTCTTCGACTTCAATGTTACCAGGTCGAGGTGCAGCTTGTCGGCGATGCGGTTGATATATTCGTAGGTCAGCGGATGCTCCCAGCCCGTATCGCAGAATACGGTCGTGAAATTCTTGGTGATATGTTCCCGGGTCCACAACAGCGCTGCAAGGCTGTCTTTCCCGCCCGAAAAGGTGACGATGACTTTCATAGCCTTCCCCCGTTAATACTCCACAGCCGCCCGACGGTCGATGAAGAAGTGGATACCCGGAGCACATCCGTTCCAGCGGTCACCGTCAAAGTCGGAGACCTCGACGGTAGCGCCGACCGTATACACGAAGTTCGCATCATGGTCCGAATGAATTGTCTCGATGTCGGCTTTGGTTCCATCAGCATTCTGAATCTCCACCACATAGGCTTTGTCGCAGCGACATTTTTCGCCTCCGGCAGAGCTGCGGCGGGCATCCTCCGGGATTTGCAGCTTCACGATATATTCCGAAGCCTTCTTCCAGCCGATAAAACTGCCATCGGTGGGGCAAGCCATGTATGTACCTATGGCTTCGCGCAGGTCGGCTCCGTACAGGTTGGCTTCGCGCAGGTTGGCTCCGTACAGGTTGGCTTCGCGCAGGTTGGCTCCGCGCAGGTCGGCTTCGCGCAGGTTGGCTCCGTACAGGTTGGCTCCGCGCAGGTTGGCTCCGTACAGGTTGGCTCCGCGCAGGTCGGCTCCGTACAGGTCGGCTCCGCGCAGTTTGGCTCCGTACAGGACGGCTCCGCGCAGGTTGGCTCCGCCTTTCAAGGCCTCCGTTACCGTTTTGGCAAGCGTATTGTCAACGCTCGAATACTCGAAAAGGATAGAACCTGTCCAGCGGTTCTTGATCGATATTTTAATCTCTTTGTTCATGGTTGTTGTGTCACATGGTTAAATACCAACGTATTTCCGACTGGAATTCCTCGATCGTCCGGCAGACGACGTGTCTGTTCCCGTTCGTGATTGCGAGTGAACGCCATTCGATTTGCGCGTCCGATAGGACGGAACGTCGGTCGGGAGTCTTCATTTCGATACATAGGGCGTTGAAGCCTCCACGTCCGAGCAGCAGGATAAGGTCGGTAACGCCTGCCGTTACGCCCTCGGCTTTCATTATCGCGGCTTCCGTGCGGCCCCGGGCGCCGCCGTTCGGTACGGCGAACAGGAGCTTCCCGATGTCCGGGTATTGGAGTCGAAACCAGCTGACGCACATTCGTTGCAGGTGTGATTCGATGTGTCGTGTCATGGTGATTATTATAACTCGTCCGGGATATTATACCGCGCCTTGTCTCCTTTGAGCACCCATCCGGGCTTCTCGGCCCCGCTAATGCGTATCGGAGCATAATCGTCCGTGCTGCCGCCGTTCCGGGCCACCTCATTGCACATCGCGGAATACGTCAGAATCCGACATTTCACATCGATGCCCAAGATGTCGGCGATCGTCAGCCGTTTGTACGTGAACGCGTCCAGCACCCTGTTCAGGGCATATTCCAGCCGCTTCCCGCTCATTCCCGTCTTCTCGATACGCTCGGCAAGGATAGAGAAGAATTCGCTCGACATATCCGGAAAACATACGGACAGTTTATGCACCACCGTGGCGATATGTGCCGCCGATGCCGGAGGCCCTGCAAGTACGGATACTTCCTCACTCCCACTCTTGGCGAGTGTGAGCGCGATAGATTCCCTCGGCGACGGCCCGAGCGAGCTCATCAGGGCCTGGGGGTTGATTTTTTGTACTTCGCTCATGGTTCTTGATTCGTTGATCTTGTTCGTACTGTTGGTTCTTGCGCAGCCAGTTATTGAAATGCCTCTTGCAGTCTCGCTTGTCTTTGACCGTCTCGCCGCTATTTTGCACATCGGCAGCGTATTCGCGGATTTTCCGCTCGACATAGGATCGGTCAAGATGCTTGTTCATGCACAACGCCTCGAGCCATACGTCCTCGCCCGCCAGATATTCCGCAATGGCCGTCACGGGGACGTATTCGAGCGTGCCATCGGGTGGCGGTTCCGGGGGGAGCTTTTCCGCGCAACCTTTTCGGGGGGCTTTTTTCGCGCAACTTTTTTCGGGGGCTACGTCCGGGGATTTACGGGGTTGGGCTTCCTGAGCACACGCAGTGATTCCACCCATCCCCGTTTCCTCCGGGATTTCCCCTTCCTCGCGCGTGCGCGCACCAGGAGAGGGAGAAGAATAATCTATTAGAGATAGATTGTCATACTCATTCTCATTATCGGCTTTTTTGGGTTTTAAAAAACCCACTGGGTTTTTTGGGTTATTTGGGTTTTCCGATCCTCGACTGCGGCTTTCTTCCTTGCTCGGTCTCCCACCTTTCGACCCGTTCCGCTTGTTTCGCTCGATTACTTTCTGGTATTTTCCCCCGTCAATATCCATTTGGTTCTTGAAGAAGGCGAATGCCATATGTATATCTGCATCCACTTGCGTACTACCGTCTATCTGATAGAGAAATATCGCTCGGAATAATCGCCCCAGCTGCTTATCGGACAAACCCGAAACTGGCCCATAGAATGACTTGTACAACAAAAAACTATCTTTCATAGACGCATCCTCTCTTTCTCGAAGCTTATCATCGTCCGTAGATTGTCGCATTGATGCTTACAAGCGGCGTTGATCCGATCTAACCATTTGGCCAGCGCATTCAGTTCTGATGCCGAGCTATCCACCAACTTATTGGCTAATGACGCTGAAAGGCTCGCAATAACCTCTTTTTCATCATGGAACATCTTTGCAACAGCCGCATCCCGCATTCCAATGACCTCGCTTAACAACTCTCCGCTGCGGGCATAATACACGCCCAGCTGATCGAGGCGTCCGATCATCGCGTTGATGTCGGCATCATTGAGACATTCAAGCAGGTCTTGTATGTCCCTGGCCTCCCTTCTGATCTCGTCGATCCTTGTCATGGCGTTTCATTATTTTCTTGTACAACAATTTGGCGTTTCGCAATGCGTTCTGCCCTTTCACGGTTTGACCCCGGCATTGATCCAGGTCCCGGAGGATGCGCACCACCTGTGCGATCTCCCACTCTTTCAACTCATACATAAGCGAACCATTTTAGCGGCTATTTGTTCCTTGATCCGGTCGGCGTTATCAAGGGCATCGCGGACTCTCTTTAGAAATGCCTCGTCCCGATCCACACGCAGGATTTTGAGCATGAAATATCGGTTTTGACACCGAGGGTCGTAGGATATGAAATCACACCACTTGCGTCCGGTTACGAGCAGGTTCCCTTGAATCTGGGCATAGTACTCGGGATTAATACCGTGCAGCTCCGAAGCAGTCTCCAACAGCAGATATTTGGCGTGTATCGCCGAGTTGTAAGGACACTTGATCTCGATGATACCGTCCTCTCCGACTAATCCGTCGGGGCTGCCTCCAAAAGTCCGCGACCACTCGATAAAACCGCACAGATCGACCGTGTTGCCCGTGCGATCCTCGTAAGCTATCCGAGCCTCCGGCTCGTGTTGGTGCCCCCATCGGACCTCGCGTGTGTTCAGTTCGTTATAGTCCAGGCAAGTACCGTTAGTCAAATCCTCGGCCAGCTTGTCGAAAATGTAGCTTTCGGTAACCTTCGATACGTCGCCCGACCTGGGTTTGGTCATTAGCTTGTGAAGCTCTGACGAGGTGAAATGAAATAAGCGGTCGTTGAACCATTCGGGGGTGTTCTGATATGTATTCGAGCCATTCATATACTTGTTTGATTATTTTTCGGGGAAAAGTTTGCCGTCATCGACCATCACCCTCTCTGCTGCTGCGGCAATATCATCGACAGCTTTCGTCTTTGTAATCATCTCGCGCAGGTTGTCGGCCTCTTCCTTGTTGATAAGCCCGCGGAGCAGCGCGGCATTCACATCCGCCTCGGTCTTGATGGATGAAATGTCGAATACGGCTGCCTGCCGCCCCGGAGTAACGCCTTCGTAGGTGGTATCTACCACATCGCGGATTTCCTCGACCGTCTGCATCCCCATAGATATTTCCGGGGCATATGTTCGCTGGAAAAACGCCGCCGAGCGGTACTGAAGCATCAGTTCGGGCATCGTCTTCCACTTGCTGCCGGCCTTGCCGTACCATCCTTCGTCTTTGGCCATCTGCATCGACACCCAGGCGCCGTGCAGCGGGCTGCCCGTGGTCTTGTCAATGGCCCAGGCCCGACAACGCCACTTATCCAGATCGCCTTCGTTCTCATGTTCGTAGCGAAGCGGCGAGAACCGCCCGCAGGTGTTCAGCGCAGCGATCAGGAACTTCGACGACCAGCCTACATTACCGTAGACTACGTAGAGGTTCTGCATCACCAGCAGCGGGGACATCCCGATACGGTTGGCCATTTCCAGCGCAATGATACAGTTGGCGACAGCCTCCGGGGTTTTAGATTTCTGATACTGCTCCGGGACGATGGTGGACGAAGCCAGCGATATAGCCATGCGCTGTGCGTTCTCGAAATTGGCCTGCGAGGCGAACACGAGCATCGAATCCCCCGATGATGGGGCCGTAATAGTCGCAGGGACGGTTTCCTGCTGAATCTTGTTATCTTCCATAGTTGTTGTTGGTTATAAGTTGTTTCGTTTTGCGTAATCGTTCATTCGTTTTGCCAGGCACGGACGGGAACAATCATAGATCGTGTCCCATACTTCTGTAACCGTGAACCCCTCATCGGGGGCGCTCAACAGATCGTCCCATAGGTAATGACGCTCCACGGTGATGTGAAATACACCCCAGTCCACTTCGAAGGTAAATCCGTCGACATCCCCGTAGGTATAATACTGGCCTCGATCTGAATCTTGGGCATCTCCGGGTGTCTTATGTTCGAAAAAAGCGGCGAACATTTTGAAGAGCAGCTTCATCGACTTGTCAGACAATGTGAATTCGTTAAGTGTCGGACGCTTTTTGACGTTGCCCGTAATATATTCGCTCGGGATGTCTACCAGCTCCTCCGATGCCGGAAGAACCGGGGATGTTGTTGTAATGTGATATTGCGCGTTCATGGCTAATCGAATTTTTCAAAGACACGGTTCAGAATAGCGTCTACGGTATCGTAGATGCGCTTGTCAGAGTAGACGACGCCGAAAACTGCGGCTATGGGCAACATCCACAGCAGCAAGGTTACAAGGCTTGCCATAATTCAGCGGTTTAATGTTTGACTTTGGGAGGGAATACCCGGCTTACGAGTATGGTGCCGACAACGACAGTATAGGCCGGATACATAATGCGGAACCGAGCCAGGAAACAGCCAAGGGCGTGTTCCTCGCAGGCAGCGCGGATAACATCAGTGTAATCGACTTTGTCCGAAGAGAACATCGGTCGTGTTGCCTTGAGGTGGCAACGATAGAATACGGTGCGGCTTTTCTTTGCGCGCGGTGTGGTCTGGGTGTTATTTACCCGGGTACCACTTTTAACATCGGTCTGCATTGTCTGTTAAAAGTTTAGTTAATATGTAAAGGGCAATAAAAAAGGCGTTGCCCCAGTCAGGTTTGCAGACCGACACTATCAGCAAGCTGAAAGTGGACAAGGGACAACGCTTTATATAGCGTTAACTATGTACTTTGTTGATGCTAATAGCATCGGTCTGCAATTGCAAATATACAACTTCATTTCGAATCTGCAAAATTATTTGCCATCGGCATCGAAAAAAGGTATCGACGGCTTCTCCTTACGGGCGATTCGGTACATCATTTCAGCCTTTGCGCCGTTGATGATCTTACCCGCAATGTTAGCAATCTCCGATGCCTCTTTGGTCTCGATCTCTCGTGCTCGAAGCTCTGCATACACGCGGCCCAAATCGGCCGTCAATTCCCGGATGTTCTTAATCTCTTTCATCGTTTTGTTGTTTTTTGATTTCTCAGTATAGCTTTAGTTGAATACGTTTGTAGTCGATTGTTTCTGGGGTTACTGGGAGGTTTAAGCGTTTTAATTTATCTATTAAATAACTGTCAGTCAGTTCTTCGCGATACTTGCGTTTCATTTCCAGTAACTTTTCGGTATTGGCAGCGTACCACTTGCGGTACCTTTGCCGCTCCTTTTCGGTATTGGCTTCACGCCACTTGTGGCGTATTTCCCGTATCTTTTCGGGATTGGCGGCACGCCACTTTCGGTTATATTCCCACCTCTTTTCGGGATTGGCGGCACGCCACTTTCGGTTATATTCCCACCTCTTTTCGGAATTGGCGGCACGCCATTTGCGGTATCTTTCCGCCTCGCATTGTTTGCAAGTATGGGTACGACCTAATACGCATCCCTTATTCTTCGCAAACTCTTCCAGCGGCTTTTCCTGCCCGCATTTGCGGCAGACGCGGGTAATGTCATCCATAATTTCTTACTTTTAGGGGTTATTCGTAGATAGGACGCCAGCCGACAATACTACTATGGCGGTAATACTATTGCGACGCAGGGAGGATTCGAACCTCCGACCTCCACAGGCAGACACTCCGACGCGTCGGGATGTCTGCCAGTAGCGCACTACCGCTGTACTACTGCGTCAGCCTTTACTATTTCTTCGCTTCCAAGATAGGCAGATTAGCTTCCGTGGGAATATAAACCACCTTGTTGGGAATGTTATTCTGTTGGCGCACCCACAAATACTGAATGTAGGTCGAAGTGATCGATCCGTTCTCAATCCGAATGGCTTCTGCCGCACCTTTTGCTCGCTCTATTTCTGCCTGTGCATTGAGTTTCTCGGCTTCCAGGTTGGCTTTCGCTTCCTCGATTTTGATACGTCGGTTTTGTTCAGCTTTGGCAAATTCCGCCTTGCCGCTCATTTCCTGCTGCCATACGTTGTACGAAGGACATCCCACCATACAGACGGCAATGATACAACAGACGACTGCGACGATTGCAATCCATCCGGTTGCATGGAAAGTGATGTCATAATCCCCGAATTGGTTTTTGTGTTTTTCGGTAAATAATTTCATAATTTTAATAATATTAGATTAAAACTGATTTATTGCCAATTTCCGCGACCTTTCGGCGTTTTTGAGATAGCGCGCCTTGTATTTCTCATTGGCTTTCTCCGGAGGAACCAAGATTACCGTGTTTCTATCGAGCCGTAAGGGCACGAGACCCTTTTCTTTGAGCTCATTGATATAACTCTGCATATAATAGATGATTGTTTATTTCAAAAAATGCGGGGGACTTACGACGATCCCCCGCGGTGGCGACACGGCTTCCGCGCCGCCGGTTTGCGTTCTTTATCTCCCGTTTCGTGGGCTTAACCCGCCTCGGCCTCGCTACTCTTATTCACGCGGCCTCGGATTGTCGAGGGATATACCCTCTATCGCTTCCGTTGATTGAATGACCCTTCGATCAAACTAACAACGTGGGGATCGCTCCCCTGTTGAGCTACCCGGAGTCGAACCGGAAGCGCCTCCTCCAAAGGGAGATGTGTTACCGTTACACCATAGCTCAAAATGCCTGTCTTTCCAGGCTGTCAGATGCTTTCGTATAACCTGTCCGATAGAGTCAAGCGTCTGTTCCGCTTTGTCATTGCCGCGCAATCGGCAATAATCCCTTGCGCTATCGTCGCTCTACTTGCACCATCAACAAAGGGGTTGCGGAGGGTGAGAGATTCGAACTCCCGAAGCGTTACCGCTCGCCGGATTAGTAAGCCGGAGCCTTCAACCACTCGGCCAACCCTCCAAATATCGCCCGCGGGCCTCACGGATGGCAGACGACGTGCAATGATGGATAAAGAAAGGAGGCGTTAATACGCCTTATTCTTTGATGAAACGCCCGTCGGCGCCTCGCTTGCGGGTATATTTCATCAGATCGAGTTCGACGGCAATACGCAGGTTGCGTTCCTCTGCGCACTTTTTCAGAAGATTATTGCGATCTTTCTCGCCTTCGGCAAAGCTCCGACGGATGTCCGCATTCACGCGCTCGAGCCGTTCGATCTCCGCACGGTATCTTTTTCGCGGAGTGAAGTCAATACCCATAAATTTTCGGGTTTTGAATGCATCGGTTTTCATATTTGTGCAATTTCGGGGTTAACGACCATATGATACTCTTTGTAGCGGACAACCCGCCCTCTGTCTGCGTCGTGGCTGTAACACCAATCGCCAACGATGATGTAGCCTTTGCGCCGGAGCCTCGTGACAATCTTCCGCAGCTCCGTCGTGCCAAATTTGCTCATCGCTTTCCACACGGTCAGCGTGCCTCCTCTGATGAAGTAGGCCAATATGCGAGCTTGTGGCTTTTTTAAATTCTCCATAGTTTTGAAATTTTAAGGTATTCGTGCCCTGACGCCATCGAAGGCAAGGCTCACCGATCACGTGCATCGGCGCCATCAGGGCAAGGGTGCGGGCTTTGCGCGGTGTGATAACCACTAACTTAAACTACTACAAAATGGACAGAAAGAACGTGTGCACAAAACCCGCATTGGAGCCCGGATAGGTACATTCAAACCACACCGGGCATAGTGTTGATACGGCTCACCGGATCGCTCCGGATCATCGCTCGCTCGTTGGTATTTATCTGTTGCCAGCCCTTCTGCGCCAAGTCGCTCACTGGGTTTTACATCCACTCGGATGGTTCTCGTGTATCAATACGCCAAAGACCCGAAAATCGCTTTCTGCCTTGCAGCTGGGGTTATTGCCAGCGATCAAACCCCTAACCCTTGCGGGCTGCTATCTTGGGAGTGCGGCAGGATTCGAACCTGCGTAGATGGTACTTTACTTCACATCTCCTTCCGTTAGTTATGCGGAGGCATTGCCAACCTGCCACGCACTCCTTGTTGGTTAGTTTTCTATAAACTCCTCCACCCGGAAGCCTCGGCTTCGGCGGGGATTGCGCAACCTGCGACATTCGAAATCCGTACTGAACACCTCCACCGAGAACAGACACAGCAGAACCGCGGCCCCGATGCGTCGGGTCATCTCTGACACGTTGAGCGTGATGCCGAAATTCTGCGTGAAATACCAGGTAACCAATGCCTGCAAGGTCCGCTTCGTCCCCGTCTTGTCGTAGATGCTCTGGAGGTGGTTCGCTACGCATTGGTAGATCACGTTCATCCGTTCTGCGATCTCGCGGGCCGAATAGCCCAGCACGACGAGGTTCATCACCTCACGTTCGCGTTTGCTCAGTATGGCGTCAGTTTTCATAGTCTTAAGCCAGCCCCCAGGGATCGGATACTCCCCATTTGGTAAATATCTGTTCGATCTTTTCCCGTTCTGTGGGCGTATGGTTCACATAGCCGTATTTGCGATTGTGGAACGCTTTGTCGCATAACCCGCCTTCTTTTAATGCCTGGCTGATCTCATCCATAGCAATGCTGGCAAGGTCCCGGCCTTTTCTCCGGGCGCGGATGACGTTGTAACCCTTTACAAAGGCGCAACGCTCGATGTCTTCTTGTGAATGATTCATTGTTATTATTTGTCTAAAATTTCAAGTATTCGTTTAATGCATTCCGCCTGCTCTTCGAGTAAGGCCGTCAGGCGGTCGGCTGATTCGATGATCTCGGCCATGTCCGTATTGCGACTATTTACCCTTCCTCTCTCGATTAAATCGCGAGAAGGATGCCCAGTCTACGCTCGTTGCCTCGTTAAGCGCCTTCATCAGCATAGGCACGATGCAGCAATGCTGAATCTCGGCGTACTCCCGGGCGAAATCTTCTATGTCCATGTTGAGTGTTAAGGCTGTTTCGTTAATGAGGTTAATTTCTTCATCCGTCGTGTACTCCCCAACAATACGCTTGAGTTCTTCAGTTGTCATCATGGTTGTAAGCAATAATTGATAATGTTATATTCAAATAACTTAGTAAACCCTATTGGCGCACTATTTCGCCCTTTCGGATTTGGTTGTTTCAATCTTTTTTATATATCTTTACATTGTTTTGCGGCGTAGAACTATTTACCTTTGCGGTGTAGTTCAATTCCACAATGCAAATATACACGATATTTCTATTATATCAAATTTTTATAATAGAATTTTCGATTATTTTTTAATTGAAAATTATGGTGAAGGCGTAATTAACTATGAATGAGTGTGATATATATGTAGCGGAAGAAATATTGAAACGACTTAAAAACAGGAATGGATGCGTTACCGGAGTAGATATTGAAGAATTAGTGACTGATGAAGCGCAATATTATCGTATTTGCTGTTCATTGTGCAACTTTGGCGCGGCTATAAAAGGCAGTATCGGGCTTAGCGGTACAGAAAAAACTGCTTATATAATATCGAAAGGTGGAGCAAGGTATATATACGCACAAGAGCAAGAAAATACAAATGCTATTGCACTACAAAACGAGGATTTAGAATTATCGGTTGCTGAAAAAAAGCGAAATAAATATTATTCAGTTGTAGCCCTTGTCATTTCTTTGCTTTCGTTCATTATATCGGCAGCGGCGTTCATAATCTCGCTCCGATGATTTGAATAGACGATGGAATACATACAGATTAAAACATACTGCGAATAATGAAAAAATAACCGATATAATGCCTAATACCATAACAATACGCTTTTCGCAAAAATAATAGAAATTTCATTCAAAATGCAAGGTTCTGAAAAAATAAATGAGATATTGCTCAATCTCGGTATTAAAGCGCCTACGTTTGCTAAACGAATAGGCGTAAAATATCAGCGCATTTTAGATATTCAGAGCGGGAAAGTGAAAAAAATATCTGGGGAGCTTGCTAATTATATTATCAACACCTATCCCCAATTCGATATAAATTGGCTATTGACCGGCGAAGGGTCAATGCTCAAAAATACCGACCAACCTGTCAGTCAAGGAGGAGAAGACGCAACACTTTCGGAAGCTGACTTAAATAATTCAAACACTATGAAGAAGTATTTAGACCAAGTCCTTCGACAAAACGAGGAACTAATCCGGCAAAACGGGGTATTACTTGACTTGTTCCGAGAAGAGAGGGCTAAAAACAAGGGCGAAGTCGCCCTAAAAAAAGAGGGCTAAAGGTGTTCTAATTAGACTAATGCCTACCGGAGGAGAGCTGGAACCGTATGCCAAAGCACACACATAATAGCACTAAACAAAAATGCCCCTCTCCGAGTATCCGGGGGGGGCAAATTGTATAAACCAAAAATTAAACACCATGAAGAAACTTTTACTTACTATTTCTTTGGTTTTGTTTGCGGCCCCTATGTGGGCGCAAGTCGATAAAGAGGCGGATCAAAAAAGATACGGGAAAGGGCAAATGCCGTTTAACGAAAAAGGCGAGGTCGTGTTTTCCCGAGTTGTTCATGAGGAAGGACATGACAAGAAAGCCCTATATAATGCGACAAAATTGTGCATAACGAATATATTCAATTCGGCAAAAGATGTTATTCAATTAGACGATCCCGACCAAGGAATTATTATTGTAAAAGGATATTCGGTTATCCCAACAAGGGCGGCAATGGGAATGATCGTGGATGCAAATATATACTACACACTTGACATAAGATGTAGAGATGGGCGTTATAAAATTGATATTCGACAAATCAAAGGACATTCTCCTGCTGGGATGACTAATGGTGTATATTTACCAGCGACAGATACCCCAGCAGAACTTCTCACTTATGACTTATGCTTTAAACAAAATGGTAAAATGAAAGCAATAGAAGGTTTTTATCGCCGAGCTATCATAGACTGCTGCAATCGCTTACTAATTCAGATTCAGAAAGATGTTCATAACAATTTAACCGCCAATTCTGCTAATGATACAGAAGATTGGTAACCCACCCTACCCACTCCCGCCCCGACTTCTGCCGGGGCGTTTTTTATTATTTTGTTCGCAATAAATTTGCATAATACGCAAAAGTGTATTATATTTGTATTACAGAAAAGAAACAAACGATATGAATGTCGAACTAACAGAAAAAGAGTGGGATTTGATCGAATCTATACGCAATTACCACAAAGCCTATCCCAACGGGAAAGAAGAACAAGAATGGTATATCGAGATGATCCTACAAGAATTATTGGAACGTGACTAACAACCAGCCCTCGGCCAATGGTCGAGGGCACAAAAAGACAAATATGGAAATCATTGTAAAACAAAATCGGGAGACAGTAAAACAGAAGATGTCTGACATCCTGCTGGACGTATCTTGGGCCAAAATATCGGAAAAGTACTTCGGGAAATCGCGGTCTTGGCTCTATCACAAAATGAATGGCATGAATAATGGGAAACCGGATGACTTCGACGAAGCGGAGAAAGAGGTATTGCGCAACGCCCTGCTCGACCTATCCCAAAGAATCAGCAGATGCGCAAATAATATTTGAAGACTTGCCGATCCCCTGGCCACGAGCTCGGGGATTTTTTATACATATTGAACAATAAACCGCCCTGAAGCAGGCTTTCTTCTTAAGAAAAACACAAACTTTTTGAACAATTCGTCCCATCAATCCCCTGGCCACAAAAAAATATGAAAATTTTTCGTCAAACTATTGCACAATGTGCCGAGGGTTCGCTCCTTTGCATCGTAAGCCTGTGATGAAGCAGGCCACGGACAAGAAAAGCGGCAATAACCGCGAATCTTAACGACGAAAGGACACGTTGTTGGTAGTAGGTTTCCTGGGAACGAGGGTCTGTGGCTATTCATCCGGCCGCAGACCCTTTTTCTATGGCAAAGAGAACGGAAGGACCCAATAAGACACTCGACAGCAAGCCCGCCCGCAAAGTGGGCCGCCCTCGTGCATATACCCCCGAAGCTCTTGAAGTCAAGTTCGAGGAGTATGCAAAATGGGTGAAAGCGAATCCACGATACAGCAACAAGGTATTGGCCGACGGCTCTGTTATTCCCGTACCTTACGAACGACCGCTGACACTTGTAGGATTCTGCGTGTTCGCGGAGATTGTAGAGAATACTTTCCGGGAATACGAAAAGCAGGATGAATTTTTGAGCGTGTGTGCGCGCGTGCGCGCGCGAATCGAATCCGATCAGTTGGAGGGGGCTATGTGTGAGCAGTACAACTCGACGATTGCGTCGCGCGTTCTGCATCTTGCCGACCGCCAGGATGTGACAACCAACGGCAAGGCGATAACGGCCGCAACACAGCCTATTTCCGTGGTCCTCGATCCCGAAGCTGCCAAGATCATTCAGTCCATCGGCAAAATGACAGTGAAGGAATGACGCCCGATCCCGTAACATACAGAGGCAAGACCTACAAAGTCAAGATGTACCTCTACCAGCTATACGCCGGGAGCGGCGCCGTCGTCCGTATCTTCGACGAAGGAAGCTCCCGATCTGGAAAGACTTTCGACACGGCAGACTTTCTGTATGACATCTGCGCATCATCGTCCGTACCTCTTAAAATATACTGTTATCGGGCCACGCTTCAAGATTGCAAGGAAAAGACGCTGGACGACTTCCGCAAGAAGCTGCAATTGCGCGGCGTATACGATTCCGATTGTATGCGTGGCGAAAACATTCTCCCTGAATATCGCATCAAGGATAGCGTGATTCGTTTCCGGGGCCTCGACAAAATGGATGTCAAAGAGGGCCACGACTGCGACATCGTATATTTCAACGAGATGCTCGACGGTGTAAGCCGTGCGCAATTCGACAATATCACCATGCGTTGCACGCGGATGGTCATCGGTGACTGGAACCCGAAATACACGGAGCATTGGGCGTTCCATATGGAGGGCGCTCCGGATACTATTTTCACGCACACGACGTACAAGGATAATCCCTTCTGCCCGGCGGGGGTTCGCCGCACAATCGAGGGATACGAACCCACTCCCGAGAATATCGCCGCCGGAACTGCCGACGAATGGCGATGGAAAGTGTACGGCCTCGGAGTACGTGCCGCGCAGGAGGGGCTGATATTCCCCGACATCGACTGGATCGACGAATTCCCCGAAGACATCGAACGCGTTGTATTGGGCCTCGACTTCGGATTCACAGCAGACCCCACGGCCTGCGTACGTGTCGGATTCCGGGTCCCGAACCATCTTTACTTGCAGGAGCTGATATATCAGCCTATCGACGACACTTCGAAATTATATGCAGCGCTTTCGCCGCACTTCACAAACGGAGTATCCCGATGCTATGCAGATAGCGCCGACAAATATGCCAAATCCCCCGAAAGCATGATAACCGCAATGCGCATTAAAGGGCTTACGGTCATCCCCGTGCGGAAATACCCGGGGTCTGTCATGGACGGCATCACGGCCATGAAAGGATGCAAGATACATTGCGTGCGTTCGCGCAACATGCAGATAGAAGCAAACTCGTACGTGTGGGAGACGGTGAACGGCATCGCCATAAACTACCCGCACGACGAATTCAACCATCTATGGGACGCTGCCAGATATGCCGTTCAGTCTGAATTCAAGAACCTTATTCAAATAGCTGCATAATGAATCTATTCGGCTACGAAATACGCAGGAAAAGCAATAATACAGCCTCAAATTTGCCGGCATCGACATTGAGCTACATCGGCGTACCTCCGGTATTTCAGGGATCAACTGAAACCGTGGGGACGATCGACACCAGGGGCAAAGCGGGACAAGCCAAAGCATACGCACTTTGCTCGCCGCTGATGTCTGTAATCTCGAAGAAATGCGCGGCAATTAAGAATCTACGTCTTGCAGCCACCACGGAAGATGGTGAAGACCTCGAACGACCGGACGCCGTGCGGACCATATCGCATCCTAATAGCGTGCAGGGCATCGCGGACTTCGTGGCACACATCGAGGCCATGACGCAGATTTTCGGCAAAGCCTATATCGTACGCATGGAATCAGTGGGATTCCCGGGAGCTTTCGAGCTGTTCGTCGCCCCCAATCTTTGCGTCACGGAAAATGCCGCAATATCTCCGGCGTTATCGTTCATTCCCGATGCGGACATCGTGGATTATACCGTGACCATTTGCGGATCTTCGATGAAGATAGCCAAAGAAGATATGTTCATCGTGAGGGATGCCTCTTATGATCTCAATGCTTGCGGCGGCAACATCTCCCGAATGGTATCATTGCAGAAGCCGGTGAATACTTTCGTAGCATCCTACGAAGCGGTGCATGAACTGATGATCAACCGCGGTATGCTGGCTATTATCTCGCTGACATCCGGAAGCGGCGATATTATTCGAGATGCTCGGCTGCCGGAAACAGAGTCGGAGAAGAAAAACATACAACAGGCATTCAGAAAGTACGGCATCCGGGCCGATCAATTCAAATACGCTATCACGTCCATGAATGCTGCCGTAAGTCCGGTATCGTCAACGATTACCGATCTGGGACTGACAGACGTGCAGAAAGCCTGCAAGAAGGAAATCGCGGACATCTACCAAGTGCCGAGCGTGCTGCTCGACGTAGAGGGTTCAACGTACGCCAACGCCAAAGAAGCGAAGGCGATATTATATAACGACGCGATAATCCCCGAGGCGAATAATATATTCTACGTGCTCAACAGGATATATGGATTTGAGGATTTCAAGGTTATGCCCTACTACGATCATCTTGAGCTATTCCAAGAATCTAAGCGCGAACAGGCGGCGGGCATGACCAATCTCGTAAATGCCTTGAATAACGCCGTGTCCGGAGGTCTGATGACTACGGAGCAGGCTAAAACAGAACTTTTGAAATATATCGTATAACATGAACTTATCTCAGCAAATAGAAGCGCGCCGGGCGGCAATGGGCAACACTTGCCGCAAAGAGTTCGCCGTGACAAAAGCGGACATTGCGAACGAAGACGAGCATATTATCCTCGTGAAGTTCGCCAATTTCGGTAACAAGGACAGCGCGGGCGATATTCTTATCAAAGGATGCTTCGCCAAGTCCATTAACGATAGGGGCCCGGGATCGGCCACAAACCGCAAAATCGCGTTCGTATGGCAACATGATTTCGCCGACCCTATCGGCCGGATACTGTCTATCGAAGAGCGTGAAGACGGTGCATATGCGGAAGTTAAGCTGAGCAACTTCGACGCGGTGCCGAATGCAAAGCGCGCGTGGTTCCAGCTCAAAGACGGCGATATTAATCAGTTCTCGTTCGGATTCAACTACGTATGGGACAAAATGGAATATGACGAAGCCCTCGACGCGTTCATCGTTAAGGAAGTCGTGTTGCATGAAATATCCGTCGTTACTGCCGGAGCCAACGAGGAAACGGCATTCGTCGGTGCTGTGAAGAGTTTACCGGACGCCATCAAGGTTATGAGCGATGCTCTCAATGCGGCGTCATTGGAGGAGAAAATGAAGATCAAAAAGCAAATCATCGAGACATTGAACGCAGCCGAGCCGGAGAAACCACTCACTGAAAATATGTTCGGGAAAATAGGTTCACATATCAATTAACCAAAAAACACAAAGAAGAATGGAGATTAAATCATTTGTGCTTCCCGCTGGCGTAGAGTTCAGCGAGGACGAGAAAAAGGGCCTGAACGCGCTCGGAGATTATATCAAAGGGCAGTTCGAGGAGATGGTCGCAGGCATCAAGTCACAGAACGAGATCGTCGAGGCTGTCAAGGAGGAGTTCGGGAAACTCGGGCTGTCGCCGGCGAAGATCGAAAAACTGGAGGGCGCGCTTAAAGCTCAAGGCGTCGAGATCGCCACGATGAAGAAAGGCGCTCCCAAGCAGGAGGGACACAAAACGCTGGTCGCCGCTATGGAAGAGGTGCTGAAATCGGAAGAGTTCGCCGCCGCATATAAGGATATGCGGAACGGACGGGGGAGACTCTCGACGGGCGAGTTCGCGCTCAAACTCGACACGTCGGCCGTGACGAACGAAGACCCCAACCGCACCGTGCTGACGACGAAGATTTACGCAGACGCCAGCCCCCGCAATGCGTTCGTGCAACTCTTCACGCGCATCAATGTGCCCGACGACAAGAACCGCATCATGTACAACGATGCTTCCTACACCGACGGCACCGGGTATGCAGAGGAGATGACAAAGCACACCAATACCGACACCGCCACGCTTACGGGCAAATACCGTGAGCTGGCAAAACTCGGTTCCGTGCTTCCTTTCTCGGCTGAGAGCGCCGAAGATTTCGGGTACTTCCTGGCATGGGCGCAGACGAAGGCCCAGCAGGGGATCGCAGCCAAGCTCGATTCTCTGCTGTGGGACGGTGACGGCGTGGATGCCTCCAAGCCCAAACACATCTACGGACTAAAAGCATCCGGCGTTACGGCATTCAATGCAACGACGGCGGGTGTGGCAACCAGCGTGTCAGCACCGAACATCGCCGACCTGATCCTCGCCATGAAAACGCAGGCAAAGGTCGGGACCAACGATTCGATGGCTCCGAATTACGTGCTGATGAACTATGCCACCGAATTCAAGATGCGCACGCTGAAGAACACCCTCGGCGACTACATCACGGTGCTGCCCAATGGGGCCTTGTCGGTGCATGGCATGACGATTATCCCGACCCCGAAACTCTCGGCCTCGGAGCTCGTCGTGCTCGATTCCACGACGCTCCAGCTGCACGACAAGCGCAATATCACTATGGAGATCGAGCGCGTCCCGGAGACGGATTCGTATCGTCTGTGGCTGTGGTATCGCGGGCAAGCCCTCGTTACACGGCCGGATATGAAAGCGAATATCTATGTCGCCGACATCAACACCGCTCTGGCCGCCATCGAGAAAGCAACAGCAGGACCGACCGAGTAACCCATGAAAGCGAAAGATGAAGCAGCTATGACACGCGCCCCCGTTAGGCGCGGTCGTCGCGCCCTTAAAGCCAACGTCCTGCGCGTCGAAGTCATTAGAGCGCACGACGGGATCAACAAGGGCGAAATACTCATCAAATCGCGGGCAACTGCGGAAATGATGATCGCCAAAGGGTTCTATAAAAAGACCTTGGAGGAGTAACCGGATAGGGGCGGCAACACGCCGCCCCTATCTTCAAATAAAATACCATGATCTTAGACGAGCGATATTTCACCCATCCCGAGACATATATTGCGGGGATAGAGACAAAGAGCGACGGTAAACCCGCCGGACCTGCCCCCAAAATCATAAGCGACATCCAGGCATATATCGCCAAATACGAACCTCGGTTTCTGCGAATGCTTCTGGGGTCGGATGTAGCCGACAATATCGAGGATTACCCGGCCATTGTGGCGTTGCTGGCTCAATCTGACAAAGGGACATCCGTAATTGCCAAGTATATCTATTTCTACTACTCGCGCGACCATATGACATTCAACACCGTTGCCGGGGAAAAGTTGAAGAACACCGAAAGCAGCACCCGAACATCTCCGACACATCGGCTCGTCCGCGTGTGGAACGATATGGTAGACGAATGCCGAGAGATCATCCGCATCGTTGACGATGTTAAGCTGTGCCCGGACTTTTACGCAGAGATATTCGAACCGATCAATACTTACAACCTATGAAGATAACCCCCAAAGATACGGTTAGTGATGTTGTGATGCGCAACCGTGCATTATTCAGCATGGGTACCGAACGTATCGTCAAAACCATCCAAGACCTGCCAGAACCCGAGTTTGTGCCTATAAAACGCCGGATGTGGTTCGACAAACGTCTGCCCGTTCGGGACATCGCCGGGATCACGATGGGTGAACTAAACGCCATCGAAGCCCGGAAACCATCGTACGAATACTTCTGTACTGCCCTCGGCGTGATGCTCGGGCTCGTGAAGTTCAACCGCATAGGCGTTGACGGCAATCCGGACTGGAACGCGGGGTTCAGCGTAGACGAGGAGCAAATCGGACGTCTTCGGTTCATCCGTGCCCAACGCTATTTCATTGCCATACAGAAAGGGTTGGAAGGTATCGGCAAATCGTGGAAAAAGCTGGAAATGCCCCTCACGGCCACAGAGATAAAAGCGCGGGTGAAGCGACCAAATCGCGGTCTTGTTGCCGCCTGCCGCAAATACTGCCAGATAATGAACGGCGCCGTAGATATGAATAAAGCATGGAATACGCCGTGGGCGACAGTATACGAAGCATTCGAGGCATGCAAGTGCGACAACATGGAACAGCGAGCCATCTATGAAGCGAACAAATCTAACGGGAGACGGAGACGATGAAAAAAAGCATCAACGAGATATTCAGAGAGTGCGCCGAGGCGGAGGGACTGTGCTCCTATATGTACGCCCGGATAGCCGAAGCAAACTACCTGATGGACGATGTCAAGCAATACCCCGTATTGCTCCGTCAGTTCAACGAGACGATTTCCGAAACACGGATGTCGGACATGCGACGCCGGACGACGACGCTCTATTTCTGCGACGCCCTCGGGAAAGCGGAGCCGGACACGGAGACCGAAGTGCAGCCAATCGTCGAAAAGATGGAAGAACGGGCATTCGCATTTATCAATCGGCTACGGTCAATGGGCCTCGAAGTAGAACTCGTATCCAATGCAACGCCTTTCTACGGAAAATTCGATGCATTGGTGGCGGGAGTGACATTAAGTGCCACTATAACATACAATATATGCTAATATGCCAACTATCAGGCAAATAGAGGAAATATTTAGCCCCGAGCGGATCATCGCCATCTGTGAAGACGAGTTCGGTCCGCTGGCCGAGCAGATCGCCTTCAATATAATGACAAAGAGAACCAACAGCGGCGCCGATGTCAACGCCCTGAACGTTCCGGAGGAGACGACCGGCGCAACAGCTGAAAGCCTTAAAACCATCCATGAAGCTACGAACGGTGGACTTACGGTCTCATTTGTCGGGCGCAGGGGCATCAAGAATATCGACGAAGGAAGTTCCCCACAGGATGTGCAAGAGGAGTTCGGCAGCTTCGAGGCATTCCGGAACGCGATAGAGCGGTGGGCGCGGGTTAAAGAATCGAGATGGAACCTTGACCCAAGATCGATAAACGCATATGGCGTTGCTTCAAGCGTCTGGGATCACGGAAGCGTGCTTTATCAAGAGGGCGGAGGAACGGAGATAATGAAAGACTTACTGCCCGAAGTTGTCGATAGAATCAGCAAAAAAATAACAGAGGAACTCGATACATCCATTTATCAACTATTAGATGCGACGATAGAATTATGATATTGCACACAAATGACGTATTCAAGGTAACCCGCCCAGAGGATATCTTCGAGACCCGGGGCCGTTTTGCGTATTTTCGGGTTGAACTGCTCTCCCAAAAGGGGAATATAGACGTGTCCCTTAAATTGACAGGAAGGCCCGATTGGACATTCACTCGGTCTATCACCTTGACACGCAAAACTAACGACAAAGGTGTGGCGGTATTCCCTGTTGGGCGAATATGCGAAAGTCTGATTCAAGGAACCAAATCGAATTTAATCACCTATGCAATTACTGCCTCCGAATATAACCATACTGGACCGGCTCTTTACGCAGTCCCTGGATTTGCAGACCGGGAGATTCTCCTCGAATGGGGAGATGGGGAAAATATTTCACAATTCTATCCCGCTGCCCCCTGCATTGTGGTCTATCCGAACGCAGGATTCGAGCAGTCGCTATTTTTTCCGAAACAAACGGGCGAGCTTTTCGTGCTTACGCCCTCCTCGACAACAACAGAGAAATACATCGGATATTCGACATTTTCTCCCATCATCCCGTTTGATCCGGCAAAAATCCCATCTGAAGACCTTGGCAAGCCGCTTGCTGTGGGAGCCACCCCGACAGACTATAATGCGGAGATACGAACTTACTACGATTATTGCACCAAGGGGATATTTCTGAAATGGACGGATGCTGCCGGTATCCCCTATTTATACCGATGGACGCAGGAATCTAAAACCGACGAAATGTCTGTGGAATCTACTTATCATCAACTCGACGATACGCTGACACCTCGCGACGTGCAGAACAAGACGCTGGCCAAACGCTATACCTTGCATAGTCGCATTGTTGAAAGGGATGTTTTCAACTTGTGCCGCACGATCCTCGGATGTCAGGATTTGTTTATGTACGACCCGGATGCGGGCAATTGGGTGCGTTTCATGGTTGAAGATTCAGAATCCGAAGACACGGGCGCGCCGATGCAAGATTTGGTCGTTGAAATAGTAAGATACGAATATCTATGACAACCTACGAACTATACATCAACGATATTCTGTGCGACCTTTCGAGCGACGAGGTCGTAACCCTGCTTTATCAAAGTCCGATATTTTCGAGCCTCGACAGCATCCAGTCGAACCGTTCCTACAATGTTGCGCTGCCGCCTACGCCTACGAATATGCAGGCTATCGGTCAGGCAGCCCGCCCGGATGCGGATGCTGACGCTCCGTATGTACGACTTCCGGCGGCGTTGTATCAGGACGGGGTGCCGCTGTTCACGCAGGGATTCGCCGTGGTTACGGATATTGCGGATACGATCAATGTAACGCTTACGTGGGGCAATGCGGATAACTTTCAGCCTCTGTTTGACGCGAACCTGCGGGATTTGGGGCCGCAACTGGAGGCGGCAGGGGAGAACATTGTCGCTTGGAATAAGAATACGGCGATCTTGGAAGGTAGCGCAACCGGTGAATATCCCGGCGTTGCTTTCTGGGGCGTGGATTTCGGGATGGGGATATCCGATCCTAAATACCTGCATCCCTCAGTACTGGTGTCGTCGATACTGTCTGCTATCGAGCGGCAGAATGGGGTTACCATCGACGGCAAGGAACGGTTGGCTTATAGTAAAAATCTTGGGCCTATTATTCCGCTCACTCGCAAAAAGGTAGGGCCCAAAGCAAATGGGTATTCCAATTATTGCGATATATCAATGTCGGCCAGCGATATATTGCCCAAAGAGCCGTGGGTAAATACTCGTGGGATATTCTCTACATCCGAGCCGAGAATAAAACTTAATGATTCAGGGACATCATATATTACACTATATCATCCTAATAGCCCGACGGGAGATTTTTTGCTCCCGCACAACGATGCGAACGATATTTCATCGTTGAAGATATCAATTTATTGTGATGGCGTATTTCTGGGAGAGGGCGAGAGTTATGAAAAAACCAAAACCCCGGATACGATGTGGATGTTCAAATTCCACAAAATATCGGTACAAACCGACACGCAAGGGGTTGTAACAGTAAAAATGAGCAAACCTATCTCCGGGTCGATGGTTCCGTTGCCTAATCCTATAATCTCAATTCACAATTCAGATTGGGATATATATTTCCCGGGATTCTTCCCTGTTGCGCCTAATCTTCCCGACATCTCCCAGGGCGATTTTATCCTCGCCCTGATGTCCATGAACGGCCTATTCGCCTATGCGGACAAGAATAGCCCGAACACGATCAAGCTGATAAGCATCGATGACATAATCGCCAATGTTCAGAAAAACGACATCATCGACTGGAGCGACCGGGTTATCCTGAATGACCTGCACCGAGTCGATATGCCAGACGCCTCGATGTTCACCATCGACGACCTCGCGCAAAGCAACATCCTCGACTACGACAACGACGACGATGTAAAGGCTGACACGCACGGCACCATCACGATCCGCAACGAAAACATCGAGAAAGAAACGGAGCTGGTGTCGCTGCCTTTCTCTGCATCTGAAAATGCAACGACGGACGGGGTAAATTGCGCCGTTGTGCCGATCTATGAGGATAACGGAAAAGGCGGCGCCAATTATTCGGAGTGCTCACCACGCATTCTATCGGGGCGTGGAGCGTTTATGTCGGGCATTGCCCGCTGCATCGGGGTGTTCGATCCGTGGATGAAATTCGGCGGCGAGGAAGGTATCGTAAAGACCCGATATTCATCCTATCAGAAAGTCGTTGACCGTCTGCGGATCATCACCATTCGGGCAAAACTCACGGCTCTCGATCTCTACAACCTCGACTACACGAAGCCGGTGTATATAGCCCAATTCGGGCAGATATTCGCCATATATTCGGTAGAAACAGGCGAAAACGACATCTGCGACTGCCAACTGCTGAAACTGAAAGTAGACGGAGTGGTGGCAGCAACGTATTATCTGCGCTTGGACGGCGAGAATGAAGACAGCCAATGGGTTGCAGAAGCGGACGGCATTAACGGCACAGCGTATACCATAACATCGAACGGAACGCCCTATATCGTCGATTACGATTCCCGCCTTTATGTCGATCTGTACGAGGAGGACGGCGATCTGTATCTGTCTATCTCCGCTCCCGAAAACACGGGAACCGAAGAAATTAATTACGACCCTGTCATTCTGGGAATTCAGGAGAACGACGCCGTGCGCCGGCAGGTGGCAGTATCCCAGAAAGCAAAGTCGGCTTAATTTATTAACCATTTAACCCATATGAAGAAATATGGCACAGGACACTATCGACAAGATTATTAATATCCAGTTCAGATACTCGGATTTAATTAAAGGGTGGGAGGCCGCCTCGACAGCTATTGACACAGCAAAAGCCAAACTGCAAAAGTTCAAGGAAGCAGGAGATTCCGAGGGTGTTGCCAAGCAAGCGCAGATTATCAAAGCGTTGCGTACCGAGATGTCGGCCTATACCCGAGAGATTCAAGCCAATATCCGCGAAGAGGTTAAACTGAATGGCAGCGTCGAAAATTTACGAGCCGGTATTCAGAAATTAACAGCTCAATACAATAAATTGGGCCGAGAGGAACGGAACAATGCGAAAATCGGAGGAGAATTAAGCGCAAAAATCCGGGAGATGCAAACCGAATTAAATGAGGCTAACGCATCGTTGCTAAACTTTCGAGATAATGTCGGTAACTATGCGAGTGCAGCAAAAGGTTTTACTCCGCTTGCATTCCAAGTACAGCAACTCGCCCGGGAATTTCCGTCGCTCACGATGTCCGCCCAGCAGTTTTTTCTGGCGATTTCCAATAACCTGCCGATGCTTGCCGATGAACTGACCCGGGCAAGGATGGCCAACAAAGCGTTGCGAGCCGAGGGGAAAGCGACTATTCCGGTGTTCCGGCAGGTTATTTCGTCCATCTTTTCCTGGCAGACGGCTTTGGTCGTGGGCATTACTCTGCTGACAGCCTACGGTAAAGAGATCGGAACGTGGGTAAAGGGATTGTTTAGCGCAGGTGATGCGTTGTCGGATGTTGCTCAATATACGCAAGACCTCAACCGGGCCATTGAAAACAGCCGATCAGAGTTGAAGCGGGAGTTTGACGCCCTCCGTGAGGCAAAAAAGGGTACAGCCGAATATGCCGCCGCCCGCAAAGTCATAGAGGATAAATACGAGGATTATCTTTCCAACCAAAAGGAGGAGATACGGAATTTGGAGGACCAAAAGGCGGCTTATGATGCCCTTGCAAGTAGTATTACGGCGGCAGCTATTGCTAAAGGATTGGAAGAATCCAATGCCAATGCCTCCGAAGAATACGGCGAGGCAATGGATAAAGCCTTCAAAGGCGTGCAGGATAAGTTTATTAAAAAATTCGGCCGGGAGGCCGGGATCGCTTATTTTACCGAGTTTCGTGCCGGGTTAAATAGTGAAATTCCGGAATTGAAAGAGCGTGCGGAGGAAATATACCGGATGTTCAATGAGAACACCACAAAAACTCGGACGACTATGGCCGGGAACCGTCCGGTCGTGAGTGAATATGTAGAGGTTTCCAATGAACTGGAAAGCACTCTGAATAAAGTGCGAGATGCTACGGATCAGTATAACGAAACCCTTTCTGCAAACAAAATAGCGATGAAAACATTGATGGATATGTACAAGATCAGTGCAGATGACATCAATGGGCAAGGGGAGGCCATCAAGGATTTAATCAAGCGAAAGGAACAAGAACTTGCCGATATAAACAAGGAGATCGCAACCACGGAGGACGAAATCATTTCACGGAATAAAAGGGCCGAAGCTGTTGAGAATGAGATCAAACGCTTAAAAGAACTTGGACGAACGAATGAGAAAGCGCAAGAGGCTGCTAATAAAATAGCACGACAAGCCGCCAAGACACAGCTCGATTTAGAGAAGCAATTATCAAAATCCATTCTTGAACTTAGACAAGCGAGCCTTGAAAAAGACCTGGAACTTTCCCGGCTTCGCTTTTCGTGGGAACGTCAGGAGTTGGAAAACAAACTCAAATACGACAAAACGCTGACTGCGGAATCCCGGGAGGCTATAAACCAGCTAATCCTGAATATGGAGGAACGCAGGTATAAGGAGGAATCCGAAATCCGCCAGCGTTGGAGCGATAAGGAGTTCGAGGAAGAAGCCCGCAATGTGGAGAACAGGATCAAGATGCGGATCAAAGTCCAGGAAGAGATGGACAAACTATCTCTTGCGCAAGTAAAAAACAGGAACTATGCAGGATTGATCGGGGACGACAAGGATGCACGGATTAAAGCGCAGCAGGCCGTTGCAAATGAAGAATTGCGTATTGCTCAAAGTAAATATGACGCTATTTCACAAATGGATGAGGAGCAATGGAGTGCGCAATACGGTTCTATTCAAGCCTATGAGATGGCCCGACTGGATGCAGAAAACAATGTGCAAGATGCAATTAAGAAAACGACCGACCTGTCTATCGCCTCGCAAAATCAGGCAATAAAAGTGCAACTGGACGAACTGGCGGCCGCCTCCTCGTTAGTTGGGAGTCTAAGAGGTTTATTCGGGGCGTTGGGCGATGATCTTGAGGCATTCGCCATTGCAGAGCAGGCATTGGCCGTGGCGCAAATCATCATCGACGCTCAAAAAGCAACAATGGAAGCGATGGTTGCATCATTCCAACTCGGACCTATTGCGGGACCTATATGGTTTGCAACACAGAAAGGAATTATAACAGCGCAGGCGGCAATCGCATCGGCGACAACGCTTGCACAAGCCATCCCTTCGTTCTTCTCGGAAGGCGGCCTTGTCACGGGCCCGGGCACCGGAACTTCGGACAGCATCCCCGCAATGTTATCCAACGGCGAAGCTGTGATGACCGCCCAGGCTGTCAACGACTGGGGCGCAATGCTCTCAGCCATGAACGTGGCAAGCGGCGGAAACGCCATCCAAGTATCGAATCTTCCCCAGCGCGACGACGGAATGAAGGGGATGGAGCGCATGATGGAACGGGCCCTGATGAATATGCCGGCGCCCATTGTTTCGGTGGTTGACATCAACAAGGGGCAGAAGCGGGTCAAGGTTCAAAACAGCCTCGGAAAATTGGGGCGAAAAAAATACAAATAATTATTGCACAACGTGCCGAAGGTTTACACCTTTGTCACGAACGCTTATGAAGATATAAGCCGCGGAATCATGTACGAAATAACACCTACATATCACCACCCTGTAGTGGCCGAATCTGCCATAAGCGCGAGTGCTTTGTCTAACTTAACACATCAAACTAATGGCAGTACAGGCATGTACCACTACGCTCGGGCGAGACATTCTCAATGATTGCAACGAGCCCCACGCAAAAGGCGTGGAAAAGTTTTTCTATTTCATCTCCCGGGATGCTATCGACTGGGACAAATCCACGCGCGAAGGCTTCGTGGTTACCAACTTGGTGGCCCTGGCCGGCAAGCGGGGTTACAAGGTCCGTAACCCATCGAATGAAACCCCGGCGATCACCATCACAGACCAAAACCCGAGCATCGACGCCGCATGGGACAAGGTTCTCCCCGTTACCCTTTTGGCTGACAGCCCGGAGAATGCCGCCGCAGTTCTCGGATTGAAGCAGGACAAATATGTCTGCATCTACGAGAACATGGAGAAAGGCGACGCGGGCAAACAGGCGTTCGGCGTCATCGGCTGGGAGCAGGGCGCGACTGGCGTAGATCTGAATATGGACAAGAGCGGAGATGTCGGCGGATGGACCGGCAATATCACCGAAACCGGGGCCCCTACTCCTAATCTGTTCTTCTACAAGACGGACTACGCAACGACGAAGGCGGCGCTCGAATCGCTGTGTTCGGCAGCGGCCTAATCATGCAGACGCAGGAATGGTATAGAGAGAGGGTTTCGGCCCCCTCTCTATCCGATGTCGACAAGTCTGTTATCAGGGCAGATTGGAAGCAGGTCACGGGCAAGGATTTCACCGCATCATTCAACGCCCGGTGCCCGAACTGTCATCACGATGCGGCAATACTAATTTTACGGACTATGGATAAGCAGGAAAACGGCGGATACATTCTTAAGAGGGGTGTCGCTTTCAGATATAAAGGCAAAGTATATACCGCCGACAATATCACAGCTCCGGCCGCTGAATGGTATATCTCGCAAGACCTGAAGCACCGAGACGATTTCGAAGTCCTTGCAAAGGATTACGACGAGTACGAGATAGTATCTTTCAATCGCAAAGAGGAATAATATGGCTGACGACAATATTCGCCACGTCAATTATGCCAGTGATTTCCGAGTGGTGTTTTCATTTCCAGACGGCAAACTCCCGGATTATCCTTGGCACATCGAGCTAAAGACACCGGACACCCCGGCGTATAATACTTATGTGGCCTCGTTTGACGGGTCAGTTTACAGGCGGTGCGTGCCGCTTGAAGATAATTCCATTCTGGTGCTTGTGGATAGGCACCATCTTGCGCCCGGCATCCTGTGCTACCAGATGAAGCGAGATGTCCCTGACAGTCTATTCCCCGACGGTGAAATGAATATCACAACGCCGGGATGCACCAGCATTGAGTTGTGGAGTGGAACATCGGAAGAACTGCCCATTGAGCAGATCAATACGATCATTGCCACACTCAAAGGCGAGCCAGGAGACGCCGGACAAATAGAAAACATAACCGCTTCAGTTAATAATACAACCGGCGCACCAAACGTAGAAGTTCAACTTGGAGGCACCCCCGAAAAACGAACTATAGCTCTTAAATTTTCGGGGATCAAGGGCGAAACTCCCAAAATATCGGCCGACGAGGAAGGCAATATCTATTCTGACGGAGAGCTTGTGACCGCTGTCGTGGCGGAGGTCGTCGTTAAAGCCGACACCGCGTCCACCAACGCCGACCAGCAGGCTGCGCGTGCGAAATCTCTGGCCGACCACCCTCCGAAGATCGTAACGGTCGACGATACGAATTACTGGGCCTTCTGGGATGAA